CACGCCCGCCAAGAACATCTGGCTGGTCGGTCTTCTCGACCGCAAGCTCGACGACTTCGGCAAGCCATTCTTCTCGATGCAGATCGAGGGATCGAAGACCGGCCTCGAATTGCCCGGCATCGTCGACGAAGTCGTGACCCTGACCGAACTGCGCCCCGAGAAGGGTGACCCGTTCAGGGCGTTCATCTGCACCACCATCAACGATTTCGGCCTGCCTGCGAAAGACCGCAGCGGCCGGTTGTCGATGATCGAGCCCGCCCATCTCGGACGGCTCATGGCGAAGATCCGTGGCCCGCGCCCAGATGGCGCTGCCCGCCTGAACTTCGATCTGCCCGCGGCCGCCACCGCACCCAATCCCCCGACGACGAAAGGAGCATGACAATGGCGAGCGACATGGATTTCAACGGCGCGGACACGCAGGACGCCGCCTTCGACCTCATTCCAGCCAACACGCTGGTCAAGGTGTGCCTCACTGTCCGCCCCGGCGGCGCGGGCCCCGAAGGCTGGCTCACCCAGAGCAAGACCAGCCCAGCCCTCTACCTCAACACCGAGGCAGTCGTGATGGAGGGGCCGTTCGCGCGGCGTCGCATCTACACCCGCATCGGATTTCGCGGAAAGGCTGCGGGCGGTCTCGGCGACGACACCTACGGCAACCGGGGGCGCGCCATGATCCGCGGGATCCTCGAATCCGCACGGGGCGTGCGTGCCGATGACCAGTCGAACGCCGCTCGCGGGGCACGGATGATCCGCAGCCTCGGCGAGTTGAGCGGGCTGGAGTTCGTGGCGCGCATCGGCATCGAGCGCGACAAGGACAAGTCCGACGACACCGGGCGCAACGTCATCAAGGCCGCGCTCGGCGCCGACCATGCCGAATACGCTCGGGTGATGGGCAGCGTACCCCAGCCACCGCAGCAGGGTCAGTTCACCGCCTCGGGCCCGCAGCTTGCGGACAACGGCATGGGTCAGTCGGGCGCGCCGTCCTCCGGCTCCGCGCCCTTCTGGGCACGCTGAGGGGGACGGCCATGATTCCGCGCGACTATCAGAGGGCGGCGGTCGATGCCGCCCGCGACCGCACCGCCGCACATGGCAACACCATGCTGGTGCTGCCCACCGGGGCGGGAAAGACGGCCATCGCCGGTTTCTACATCGGCGAGGAACTGGAGCAACGCAAACACGACCGCGTTCTGGTGCTGCAGCACACCGACGAGTTGATCGATCAGAACCGCAGCGCCATCGGCACTGTCACCGGAATGCCGACCTCGGTGGTCAAGGCCGAGCAGGACGACTGGGACGGCCGCATCGTCTTCGGAAGCGTCCAGACCCTGGCGCGCGCCAACCGGCGCGAGCGGATGGCGCCGGTCTCGCATCTCGTCATTGACGAATGCCACCGCTCCGCGGCGCAAAGCTATCAGTCCATCATCGACGAGGCCCGGGCGCTCAATCCGGAGATCAAGCTGCTCGGGCTCTCGGCCACGCCGGGTCGCGGCGATGGCCGCAGCCTGCGCCGCACCTTCAGCAATGTCGGCTATCACCTCAAGATCGGCACGCTGATCAGTCGCGGTCTCCTGGTGCCACCGCGCACCTATACCATCGATCTCGGCGTCGAGGACGAACTGGCCGGGCTGGGCGCCACCGCCGGCGATTTCGACATGCGCGCGGCAGACAAGGTGCTGAACCGCTCGGTGCTGAACGAGGCCGTCGTCGAACACTGGCAGGCGAAGGCAGCGGACCGGCGCACCATCTTCTTCTGTGCGACGGTCGACCATGCCGATGCGGTTGCCGCGGCATTCCGCACGGCCGGCGTCACGGCCGAGACGATCTCGGGCGAGATGCCATCGCGGACGCGCGCCGACCTCATCACCCGGTTCGACCGGGGCGAGGTGCAGGTGCTGACGAACTGCATGGTCCTGACCGAAGGTTTCGACAGCCAGCCTGTCGGCTGCATCGGCATCCTGCGCCCCATGCTGCACAAGGGCACCTTCATCCAGGCAGTCGGTCGCGGCCTGCGCCGGGTCGATCCCGCGCGTTTCCCAGGCATCGTGAAAACCGACTGCGTCGTGCTCGACTTCGCGGGCGCGGCGCTCCGGCACGGGTCGCTCGAACAGGAGATCACCCTCGACGAGGACGATCCTGAGCCCGGCCAGGCACCGTGGAAACTGTGCCCGACCTGCGAGGCCGAATTGCCGCTTGGAGCATCGGTCTGTGATTTCTGCGGTCACGTCTTCACGCGGGAACGTGCAGAGGCCCGCCTGCTGACCGCCTTCGACATGATGGAGATCGACCTGCTGGAGCGGTCCCCGTTCGCCTGGTGCGATCTGCATGGCGACGGCCAAGCGATGATGGCGAGCGGGTTCAATGGCTGGGCCGGGGTGTTCCATGATGGCGCGCTCTGGCACGGGCTCGGACAGCCGAAAGGCAGGGCGATCCGGCCGCTCGCCATCGGCACCCGGGTGCAGGCACTCGCCGCCGCAGACGATTTCCTGCGCGCCACCGAGACGGGGACCGCCTCGATCAAGAGCCGTCGCTGGCTGAACGACCCGGCGACGATGAAACAGATGGACCTGCTGCTGCGCGCGGGGCACGAGGCCAATGGGCTGGATTTCAGCCTGTCGAAATACGCCGCCAACTGCCATCTGAACTTCCGTTGGAATCGCGGCGCGATAACCGCCGCCGTTCTTGGCCGTGCGGAGCGGTCGGCCGCATGAAGCGCCCCAATCCGCTCCCGCCCGACCAGATGACGCCCGCAGAGCGCCGCGCTGAGCTATGCGGCCTGCTGGCGCTCGGGCTGGTTCGGTTGCGGATGCGGGATGGGGGCGAAGTATCTGACGTCACTGGAGAACGTTGCCTACACTATCCGCCCGACCAATGCCGTCATGCAACTCCAACGCACCGGAGAAATGCATGAACAAGCCCGATCCCATCCCCGCGCGCCTCGCCGCGCTCAAGACCACGCCGACGCCTGACCTGAAAAAGCAGTGGCGTGACTTGTTCGACAGCGAGCCGCCGCCGTTCAACCGCCGCTACCTGGAATCACGCCTAGCCTATCGCATCCAGGAACTCGCCTATGGCGGGCTGAAGCCGGAGACGATCCGGCGCCTTGAGCGGCTGGGCGAGGAACTGGACAGCGGCGACAGCAAGAAGCGCAGCATCCGCGCCGACCGCGACCGCCCCATCACAGGCACGCGCCTTCTGCGCGAATGGCAGGGCGTAGAGCAGATCGTCACCGTCACCGCCGACGGCTTCGAATGGCAGGGGCGGCCCTACAAGTCGCTGTCCGCCATCGCGCGGGCCATCACCGGGACGCGGTGGAACGGCTGGGTGTTCTTCGGACTCAAGAACCACAGGGGGCGGACATGACGAAGCCGCCGGATAAATCGAAGGTCGTCCGCAAGCTGCGGTGTGCCGTCTACACCCGAAAATCCTCCGAGGAAGGGCTGGAGCAGGAGTTCAATTCGCTCCACGCCCAGCGCGAGGCCTGCGAGGCGTATATCGCCAGCCAGCGATCCGAGGGCTGGGTGCTGGTCCGCGATCAGTATGACGACGGCGGCATCTCCGGCGGCACGCTGGAACGGCCCGGTCTTCAGCAGCTGGTCGAAGACATCGAGGACGGGCTGGTCGACGTGGTGGTGGTCTACAAGATCGACCGCCTCAGCCGCTCGCTGGCCGACTTCGCCAAGCTGGTCGAGGTGTTCGACCGGAACGGCGTGACCTTCGTCTCGGTCACCCAGTCGTTCAACACGACCACGTCCATGGGGCGACTGACGCTGAACATCCTGCTGTCCTTCGCCCAGTTCGAGCGCGAGGTTACGGCTGAACGAATCCGCGACAAGGTCGTCGCCAGTCGAAAGAAGGGCATGTGGATGGGCGGGGTGCCGCCTTACGGCTACCGCGTCGAGAACCGGAAGCTGGTCATCGACGACGAGAGCGCCGCGCATGTGCGCTGGATCTTCGCGCGCTTCCTCGAGATCGGGTCCTGCATGGAACTGGCGCGGGAGGTCGGCGCACGCGGCCTCCGGACGCCGCGCGGCAACCGGATCGACAAGAAATACATCTACCGCATGCTCAGCAACCGCGCCTACATTGGCGAGGCGGTCCACAAAGGCGACAGCTATCCCGGCGAGCACGACGCCATCATCGATCCCGAGATTTGGGACCGCGTCCACACCATCCTGCAGGAGAGCCCGCGCAAGCGCGCGGCCCGCACCCGCGCCGACACGCCCGCGCTGCTGAAGGGGCTGCTGTTCGGGCCCGATGGCGCCGCGTTCTCACCGACCCACACCCGCAAGGGCGACAGGCTCTACCGCTACTATGTCAGCCAGACCGTGTTGAAGCACGGCGCCGGGGCTTGCCCCGTGGGACGCGTGCCCGCGGGCGAGATTGAGGCCGCCGTGCTCGACCAGTTGCGCGCCGTGTTCCGCCAGCCGGAGATTGTTGCCGGGACCTGGAAGGCGGCGCGTGCCTACGCCGAAGACATCTCCGAGGCCGACGCACGCGCGGCCTTGCAGCAGCTCGATCCGCTGTGGGACGAACTCTTCTCCGCCGAGCAGGCGCGCATTGTAACGCTGCTGGTTAAGCGCGTCGATATCGGCACGAACGGCCTGAAGGTGCGGCTCCGGGTCGACGGCCTCGGGAGCCTCTCTCGCGAAATGCGGGCTGCCAGCATCGGACAGGCAGCATGACCCGCAGCACGCCGATCCCCGACACTGTGACGTTGCACCTCCCGTTTCGTATCGTGAGGCGCGGCGGACGAAAGGAGATGCAACTGCCGGAGGGCGCCGCACAATCGCGGCGGATCGACAACACGCTGGTCAAGGCGCTGGCGCGCGCCTTCCGCTGGAAGCGCATGCTGGAGACGGGCGAGTTCGCCACCATCGCCGATCTGGCCGAGCGCGAGGGGATCGCCGCCCCATACCTGACGAGGACCATGCGCCTCACTCAACTGGCTCCCGACTTGGTTGAGAGTATACTTGACGGCAGTCAGCCGTCCGGTCTCAACCTGGAGGCGCTGCGGAGCACCCTGCCAATGGCGTGGTCCGAGCAGCGAACCGCTCTGAGTACTCCCCTCGATTGAAGATGCCATCGGCGTGCAGCGGGCTTCATGCTTGCATCGCCCTAGGGCGGCAGCTTAGTCTAGCACCGTAAACGGCGGTAATGTCAGCTCAAAATCGGGGCGCCCGGCAATCCCGTCGCCGTCCAATAGTTGAGAGCGACAATGGAAGCGGCCGAGCGCACGATAAGTCAGATTCTGACGGAACAGATTAGATACGAAATACCCGCGTATCAGCGCCCATATTCTTGGGAGAAGGGTAACGTTGAGCAATTACTCGATGATGTTTGGGAGGCGTTTGCGGCTAACGATGAGGAATATTTCATCGGCTCGCTGATCACGATCGAGCGTGAGAAGGGTCGTCTTTATGATGTCGTGGACGGTCAGCAGCGCCTGACAACGCTCAACTTGATCTTTTCGCGCCTGCGCGATGGCGTCGATGAACCAGCGAAATCCGAACTCGGTCGGCGCGTTTTGCCACGCAATGCCCTGACCGGTGAAAATGCCCTGACCGGTGAAGAGGAGACGCCACGCCTGACCCTGCGCCAGCGAGATCAGAGCTTCTTCCGCCGATATGTGCTGGCTGGGGAAACGGTGCCCGAGGCGGTCCGAAAAGAAGTCGCTAAGGAGCAGGACGCCCCAAAGCAGCGCATCATCGAGAACCTGGAGGCCATCGACAGCTTCATCGCGCAGCATGACCAGAAGACGCTGAAGCTGTTCGCGAACTACCTTCTCAGCAAGGTCTATGTGGTGTTTGTCACCACTGCTTCCTGGCAGTCGGCATATCGGTTGTTTAATGTTCTGAATGCCCGCGGCATGGCGCTGTCAAATGCTGACCTGATCAAGAACATGCTGTTCGCGCGGCTTGGCGGCAACGCAGCTCGTAGCAGTGATCTGGACGAGGCCTGGCTCGAACTGGAGGAGCAGATCGGTATCGAGCGGCTTGACCAGTTCATGGCGCATCATCGCAGCTCGATTGTCGCGACAAAAGCTCGGAGGGCACTGCACGAGGAGTTTGAACCCCTTATCGAGACTGCAGCGTCGCCGTTCACTTTCCTCGACGAGGTGAATACCTCTGCTCGCAATTATCTGCGCGTTCTCAGGAATGAGTTCGAGGCGCCTGCAGCTCGTCGCGCGGTCAGATCGCTCAAGCGGGTAGCGTTCGAAGAGTGGATCCCGCCGCTGCTTGCCTTCTTGAACAGGCCGGTAGCTGACATGCCAGAGGGGGAGTTCATCGATCTACTCGAACGGATCACCTATCAGAACTGGATCCGGCGGCTCGCGTTCACTGCTCGTTTAACAGCGTACTTTCAGCTCATCACCGCGATCCGAGCCGGGAAAAACGCGGATGACATCCGCGCGATCTTCCGAGCCAATGCCAACGACGATGAGTTCCTTTCTCTGCTTGACGGCGAGGTTTATGGGCGGCCCTTTGCGCAGGCCGTCCTGCTGCGGCTCGAAGAGGCCGATCAGGACGAGTCGGTCACCAAGGACTTCGGCGGAAAAATCACCATCGAGCATGTTCTGCCTCAGGCGCTCAAGGACGCCTACTGGCGTGAGCGTTTCACCGATGACGAACACCACCTCTGGCTGCACCGCCTTGGCAATCTTGCGCTGCTTGCTGGCATCAAGAATTACAAGGCGCAGTACTTCCCATTCGACCGCAAGAAGAAGATCTACGCAGAGCGGAACAACCGGGTTTCCTTCGACACCACAAAGCCGATCTTGTCGGCTGATCATTGGACGAAGGACCTGCTGACCGCACGTCAGGCTGATCTGGTCGATAGAGCGCAACGGATATGGTCAGTCAATGCATAGTGGTTTGTCGCTTCCGGGCATTATCGGCACTGTATGCCGACCCGATTCATGCTTCCGTTCTCTGATAGTGTTTTCCAGCTGGGTGGGAGGGTGACGATGAGCATGAATGAAGCCGACACGCGGTATCACCTCATCGACCCAGTCCTGCGGGCAAAAGGCTATGTAAGCCGGGACCAGGTTACGCTCGAAACAGTTCTGACGCCGCCGCCGGTGGAGCCCACAGGGCCAAAGGGGCGCAGGCGGAAAGGTCCGGGGCGCACGGACTATCTCCTGTGCGTCCAGATCGCGGACATGCCAAAGTCGATGCCCATCGCTGTGCTCGAAGCAAAGAAGGAGGGGGACGATCCGCTTAAGGGCATGCAGCAAGCCAAGGCGTACGCCGATTGCGAGCGGTACGAGGTCAAGTACGTCTTCTCGACCAATGGCCACCGCTATGGGGAGTACGACTGCTTCACAAGCCTGCAGGCTGGGCCCTTTCAGTTTCCCGATTTCCCCACGCACCCTGACCTGACAACACGGTATGCCAAGGACAGTGGGATAGACCTCCACGCCCCCGACGCAGCCATGCTGTTCCAGGCGGACAGCCCGGCATGGGCTCAAAGCCGCTACTATCAGGATGCGGCGATCCGCGCCGCCTTCGAGAAGATCATTCTGGACCGCCAGGCTGGCACGGCACCCCGGGTGTTGCTGACGCTCGCCACAGGCGCAGGCAAGACGATTATCGCCACGAACCTGCTCTGGCGGCTGTCGCAGGCCGGCCAGCTCCCCAGACCAGCGCTTTTCCTGTGTGACCGGGATGAACTTCGCGAGCAGGCCTACAACAAGCTCAAGGCCGCCTTCGGTGACAACGCCCGCATCGTGAAGTCGGAGCGGGGCGGCAACGCCGCGCAGAACGCACGGATCCATATCGCCACCTACCAGACGCTCGGTCTGGATGACGACGACGGGTTCGCCAGCTTCCTGTCCGAGTACTATGGTGAGGACGCGTTCAGCGTCATCATCATCGACGAGTGCCACCGCTCTGCCTGGGGCCGGTGGTCCGAGGTGCTTCGCCGCAACCCGAACGCTATCCACATCGGCTTGACCGCGACGCCGCGGAAGCTCGAGGAGTCGAAGCAGGCCAGCGCCGAGGACCAGGAGATCACTGCCAACAACAGAAAGTACTTCGGCGAACCGGTCTACGAGTACACCCTGATCGAGGCCCAGGAGGACGGCTATCTGGCGGCCTGCGAGATCGTTAAGCGCAAGGCCAGCATCGACAACATGGTCTTCACCCGAGAGGAAATCCTCAAGGCGGGTGTCCGAGACATCAAGACGGGCTTGCCGCTGACTGAGGACGACCTGCCCAAGGCGCAGTACACCGGCAAGGACTTCGACGACGAGCTGTTCGTCGAATTGCGCACGCCGAAGATGTGCGAGGATCTGTTCGAGCTCCTTTGCGCGAATGGCGGGCCGGAGCAGAAGGTCATCATCTTCTGCACGCGCGAGATCCATGCCGACCGGGTCGCGCAGCACATGAACAACCTCTACGTCCGCTGGTGCCGCGAGAACAGTCAGACGCCGAAGGACCACTACGCCTTCAAATGCATGGGAGGGGCGAACAACGGCGCCGACATGATCAAGCCGATGCGCGGGTCCGGCGAACGCGCATTCATCGCCTGCACGGTCGATCTGCTGGAGGCCGGCGTGGACATCGAACGGCTGAATGCCGTTGTCTTCTTCCGATACCTCCAGTCGCCGATCAAGTTCTACCAGATGGTTGGCCGGGGCACACGCATTCACGAAGAGACGGCCAAGTACAAGTTCTGGCTGTACGACTACACCGGCGTCACCGATCTCTTCGGCACCGAGTTCATCACCAAGCCCCCACGTCCGCGAGGCGTTGGAGGCACGGGCAGCGGTGGCGAGGGCGGCGATGACGAGGGAGGGGACGACGGCCCGTCCGTCGCCGAAATCGGCGGAAAACAGGTCGTCATCAACCCGCAGGGTCGCTTCATCCTGGTCAGCCGCGAGGGCCGCGACACCCCGATCCCTGTGGACGAGTACCGGCGCGAGGTAATGGCGCGCGTGCTCGCAGAGGCGCACACGCTAGACGAGTTCCGCGAGCTCTGGATCGAGACGAGCAAGCGTCGCGATCTGATTGACCATCTGCTGGGTGACAACTTCAGCCCCGAAGTCATCCGCGAAATCGACAAGATGAGCGACTTCGATCTGTACGATTTCTTTGGCCACCACGGCTATCACGCACGCGCTCTGAAGCGACCCGAGCGCGGGAGTCAGTATATCGACTTGAACAAAAGCTGGTTTGACGGCATGGCTCCGAACGCCGCCATCGTGCTGAAGGAACTGGGCCCCCAGTTCGCGCAAGGCGGCACCGATGCGCTGGAAACGCCTGCGCTGTGGGATGTACCGGAAATCCGGATGGCAGGAGGTCTCGCCGCGCTTCGCGGGCTTGGAAAGCCGTTTGACATTGTGCGCGAGGCGAAGGAAAGGCTGTTCAGATCGTGAGTAAGAAGATCAAGCTGGGCGACGGCCTGACGGAGATTAAGGGCGGCGTTGGTCCCGATTGGGCCAACTTCCCAGTGTACGGCGCGACGGTTGACGGTCTTGCCCCAGCAAAGGAACCGCCTGGAAAGAGCCCGCACAAATACAAACCCGTGACGCCGGGAACCATCTTCTACAATCCGATGCGCATCCTAATTGGGTCTGTAGCTTTTGTTTCCGACGATGACGCGCCTGGGATAACCAGTCCAGACTATGTTGTATTCCGAGGGAATGAAGGCTGTATTGATTCTCTATGGTTCTACTATTGGCTCCGATCGCCTCTAGGGTCAGGACTCACTTCGGCAGCCAGAAGATGACGGTGGCGGCTAGACAGATCGCCGACAGGAAGAGGTCGCCGCAGCGGGTGTAGCGAGTGGCGATAC